AGGGGTTCTTCCTGGACAGGATCACGGCCGCCTCGCTGACGGCCACGCCAGCCCTCACCTTCGGGAAGATGTCGAGCACGGTCCGCTTCATGTCAGAGGTCTTGAGGCGCTGCGAGAAGGCCCACGCCGGTGGCAGGATCCCGATGATCTTCCACCCGTCCTTGTCGGGTAGCTGCTTCAAGCTGAGCATCTGTGGATAGTCGTCGATGCGCCCCTGGGGAGCCCTGCTCATGATGATCGCCAGGACGTCCTCGGCCACGCGACGAGGGAACTCCTGGGTGACGCCAGCGATGCGCTTCTCCCACTCGCCGAACATCTTCATCCAGTCGGCGTTCTTCTTGTCCGCCGTGACGGTCATGGTCAGCCGTCCCATTCGACAGCCCCTTCTCGCACGATCGTCGTGTCGACCTCCAGGAGCTTGCCGCTCTCGACCGTGGCGTTCTTCCGCACGTGCTCCATGTGAGTGTTGCAAACGCCCACGTACCCGCCGTCCTCTGCCTGGAGGATCTTGTTGGCGTCGACCCCGCACATGAAGCAGGTCTTCGCGAGCGTCTCCCGGCTCATGGGGCCCTTGTAGAGAGGGAAGGAGAGTCCGATGAGAGGGCCGCCGCACTTCAGCCCAGCGAGCCCTGCGGAGCACACGTCGGCCCCGCGGAGGAGCCCTTCGTGAAGGCGCTCGCACGCGGCGCACGTGAACCCGAACCCATCCCCCATCAGCTCCTTCACGCCCTGCATCAGTACCGCATCTTCGAGCTACCGACGCCCGTCGTGAACGACTGGTTTGGCTTGTCCCCGGGACGGATGTAGACGGTGGTCGACTGGACCGGGCGACCCAGCTTCATCTTCGGAGGGGGTTGAACCCACAGGTCATAGCGCTCGACGTCCACGTCGATCTGGAGGTCGGCCCCCGACTTACCCGTCTCGACCCGCACCGTCCCCGTCGCCGGGTCCACGGACGCGATGGTGCCCTCCTCGACCCTGACCCCATCCTTCGTGCGAATAATCACGCGCTGCCCGGGAGAGAGACGGATCCGGCTGGCCTTCCGAAGCTCATCGGAGAGCTGCATCAGACCTTCGTCCCGTCGGTCTTCCGGAAGGCGACGAACTTCGAGCGCTGCTTCAGGGTGATCTTCCATTGCACGAACGTCTCGCTCGTGAAGATGTTGCCGTCCGGGTTGGCCTTGACGACGTCCCACTGGGCATCGTGGGGGTCCTCCCCGAACGGGCTCCCGTCGAGAGACCAGAACTCGATCACGTCCCCGTTCTTCGGGTCGGGAGCTTCCACTCCCTCGAACTCCACCCGAGCTACCCACGCGACGGCATCAGAGACGGTCTGTCCGCCGGTCTCGGTGGCCTCTGGCTCGATCTCGTCGGCCTGGGCAAAGTCGATGGCGGCGTACATCTCGTAGGGCCCGTGGAACTCCCACTCCTTGTCGTCGACCGACGGCTCCTTGTAGAGCGGGTGGCGGTTCTTCGCGCGGCGCAGGCTCCAGAAGGCGATCTTCGTCCCGCTGATACGGGCCGGCTCCTGGGCGATCGAGTCGTACAACGCTCGCTCGTCCCCACAGTCGGAGCAGTCGGAGGGAAACACCCTCTTCAGCTCCTCTGGGCTGCACACGAACTTGGCCATCAGCCGACGCTCACGACCTTCCCGAACACCATCTTCTTCTTCTTGCTCCCGACGACGGTCTTGTCGCCGTCCTTCTTGATGAGGGGCCCGTACCCGCTGTCGTCCTTGGCAGACCTGTCGCGAGCCTTCCCGGACCCCTTCTTGAGCTTGAAGGTCGACCCGACGCCAGCCTCGTTGCTCCACTCCCCGAAGATGCTGCCGAAGGACAGGAGCGGCGTCCCGATGAGACCCATCGTGTGCTCGACCCTGGCCTTGGTCCGGTCGAGTCGCGAGAGAAAGCCCTCGACCTGTGCGACACCACGGGCGCCTCGCTTCACCCGGATCTCCTTGCCGTCGGGCCCGATGCGCCGGTGCTGACGAACGACACGGTACTGATCGCCGCCATCCGACTTGGTGTGAGCCCTGTTGGGCGGGCAGAACTTCCCGCTCTTGTCGTGGTAGCTGGCCATCATGTCACCGCTGGTTCGATCTTCCGGAAGAGCTTCGAGAATCGGGTCGACTTCTTCTCCGCACCGGACTCTCGACTGTGCTTGTCCGCCGCCCGCTTGCCCCTCTGCGTCTGGGCCACGCTCGGCTTCAACTTCTCGTCTCTACTATACCCCCCCTTGAGGTTCTTCCTCCGGTGCTGGGAAGCTCGGCAGATGTTCCAGGCGTCCTTGGCGCCCTTCCCCTTCTTGTTCACCGCCACCATGCAGTGCTTCAGGGGCGACGGGACCCTGTCGACCGCAGCCTTCTCCTCGAAGAACGATGAGACCCTGACGTGCATCAGCCGGTCAGGAAGGGAATGGGGTCACTGAGGCCCATCAGCTCTCGGTCCAGCAACTCCTTGTCCTGCTGGGCCTCGGCCAAGAGCGTGTCGCCGTCCAGAGACTTGGAACCACCCGCCGAGGGCCACTCGGTGTACTTGCCTCGGATGCGCCCGAGGATCTCCTTCATCATGGCCAGCCCGTACCGGAGGATGAGATCCCGATCCCGGACACGGAGGTTCCTGAAGTCGTTCTTCGGGGTGGTGGCCGGTGAGACGGGGTCGGTCGCCACGAGCTTGTTCGAGGCGTACCTCACGACGGCTGACCCACCCCGCTGGTTGGTGGGGGCGATCCGCAGGAGGTTGTCCTCCTTGGAATACTCCCAGGACGGCTCGCTCCCGACGATCCGACGCGCCGTCTCGGCGTGCTGGAGAATCTGGTGGAGCGTCCCGTAGAACTGGCCACCGGGAACACCCGTGATGCTCTGGTAGGCCACAGGGAGCTGGTCGATATCGATGAAGGCGAACGGGTTCACCGCCGCGATGATGTCGATCTGGACCCCAGGGAAGTAGACGGTGAGCACCTCGTCGGTGTCATCCGGCATGAGGTACTCGACGATCCCTGGAGACAGGTTCTGGGCCGCGAGGCGCTTCACTCCGCGCCTGGCGATCCACCACCTCACCGCATCACAGAAGGCGTCCTCGACCATCGCCGGGGTCAACTCAAGGACGACAACGCCACAGCCCATCTTGCGCTGAAGCCAGGCAAGGGCATCTGCTTCCGTGAGTGGATCCCGACTGGACACCCGACCTCCTCCTCGGGGTCAGGCCCCTACTTGTTCTTCTTGGACGAAGACGACGGGCTCTCCGGGCTCTTGGTGACGCTGCCCTCTTCGGACGCCTTGGCCTTCGCCGCCTCAGCCGCCTTGGCCTCTGCCGCAGCCGCCTCCGCCTTGGCTTCCGCTTCCACGGCAGCCGCTGCCTCCTCGGCGTCCGCCTTGGCCTTGGCCTTCTTCTCCGCCTTAGCCTCCAGCGCGTCCCGCTCCGCCTTGGTCGTCTTGTGGCCCGACTTCAGCTTGTCGGGAACGGGGGCCGGCTTCTGGGCGATGGTGTCCGGCGGAGCTTCGACGAGGAAGCCCATGCCCACGAACTTCGCGAGGTTCCCGCCGAAGTAGTAGACGCCGTCCTGGATCTTGCGATCCCCGCCGCCGATGTAGAGCGACAGCTCCTTCCCGACATACGCGGGAGCCTTCAAGTACCTGTGTGTCGTCATGTCTTCTCCTTGGACCGCTCAGCGTCCATCTCCAAACGGAAAACGGGAGGGCCGATTGCCGACCCTCCCGCATCCTACCCCACGTACCGGGGCACTGGCTCGATCAGAGTCCGCCGGTGATGGTCACCCGACCGTACCACTCCGGGCGGAGCAGCTTGGTCGCGTAGCGGGTCCGCATCCCCTTGCGGTACGTCTGGTCCTCGGGGTCCAGGAACGTCGGGGTCATCTGGAGCGGCACGTAGGGGCTGAAGACGAAGCCGGCGTCCAGGTAGCTCTGGCCGCGAAGGCCGAGCAGGATCTGGTTGAAGTCGAAGAAGGGGTCCTGGTAGCCCCACCACTTGTTGGTGAGCGTCCCCATGCGGAGGATGCCCTGGTGGCTCGTGATGGGCCCGTACGAGGGCGGGACCACCGTGCCGTCGAAGGGACCGTCGGGGCGCTCGCCACCGCTCACGAAGGACGCCCGGTAGTCGCCGTGCGTCTGGAGCTGGACGAGCTTGGCCGAGACCTCGGGCGAGGTGACGAACCAGTTGGCCGGGGCGCGCAGCGTCTGCTTGTGGATCTGGTAGCTGACGTTGCTCATCCGCGTGATGACCGAGCGGATGTGGTCGATCTCCGAGATGCCCGCGGGCACCGTGAAGTCGAAGGTGTTGGTGATGCCCGCCGACGCCTGGAAGAGCTGGTTCAGGATGTCCCGGTCCAGCTCCAGCGCGATCTCCTGGCTGATGCCGGAGACCAGCTCGGTCTCGGCGTCGATGCCGTGGAAGGCGCGGAGGTCGTCGGAAGCCTCGCTCGACCAGCGAGCCTTGAGCTTCCGGGTGGTCGCCCGGATGGTCTCGAAGCTGATGTCGATGAAGACGTCCGCGACCTGCTTGTTGGCCTCGGAGTCGTAGAAGTAGACCGCCCGGATGGTGTTGCCGATGGCCGGAGCCGCCGCGAAGGCGAACGCCGTGACCTGGCCGGTCGCGTAGTTGATCGCGCCCGAGACCGCGCCCGTGAAGCCGCCCGCGCCGTCGTCCGTGGCGACCGCCGCGACCACGCCGGCCGGGGTGACGTTCTGGATCTGGAGCGACACGCCCGAGTCGGCGTCGAGGGGACGCACCGGGCTGTACTGGAGGATGACGCTCAGCTCGGTGCCGGCCGCCGCGAGGGCGCCATCGCCGATGCCCAGCACCTCGCCGTTGATCTTCTCCGAGGAGTAGTCGCGGTCGAAGTTCTGGATGAGGTTCGAGCCCGCCGTCGTGCCGCCCTTCGAGCGACCGTGCTTGTACTCGAAGAAGAAGACCGCGCCGACCGGGGCCGTCATCGGCTGCACCGAGACGATCTCGTTCGCGATCAGGTTGGGGAAGACCCTCCTGAGCACCGGGAAGATGTACTTGGTGTACACCCCCGCGTTGGTCGACAGCGTGTCCTCGGCAAGCTGCCGACGCATGTCGCCCCACTGGTTCTCGAACAGGAGAGCCATGACCTTCTGGGTGTACGGACTACGCACTCCCTTCAGGAAACGACCCCACTTCTCCACGAGCTGGCCGGTGTAGGACTCGTCCTGGATGCTTCGCGCACCGGCCTCCGTCAGCATGTTCCTGGCTTCCATTTTGATTCCTCCGAACCGGCTTACAGCCTGGCGTCGTCCTTGTTAGGGGGGAAAAGGCCCCCTCAGCCCTGTCCCTCTTGTCCGGACAACTTGTCGAACGTGGTCATGTCGAGACCGAAGTCTTCCAGAAGGGCCGACTTGGCCTTCCCGTTGGACCCGTTCGTCGTGCTGCCGTGCGTGTCCTCGTGCAGGTCGCGCTGCTTGCCGCGGCCCATCCTTGCTCTCACGCGGGCGGTCTCATCAGAGTCCGGCGTCCGGCGCGAGGTGGGATTGTACCGATCGACGAGGCGGTCCACCTGAGCTTCGGTGGTCACGTCCTCACAGAGGGCACGGAGGGTGTCGGCGTCCTTGTGACCCGCCACCCTGGACTCGATGTAGACGGCGAGCTGGGCCGACTCGGCCACGTCCATCGCCTTCTTGGCGAGGGTCTCGGCCTTGGCCTTCTTCTCCTCGGCCTCCGAAGCGCGGGCCTCTGCCTGCTGAAGACGGGCCTCCATCTCGGCGAAGCGGCTCTCGACCTTGTCCCGCTCACCGGGCTCGATGACCTGGGACTTGTCGTGCTCGGTCTTGGCCGACGTCAGCTCCTTGCGGATGGCGTCGACACGGCTGTCCATGTCCTCGACCGTCTTGTACTGCGTGACGTCGCCGATGAGCTTGACGATGGCGTCCCGCGCGTCGTCCGACCGGAGCGTGCGCTCCAGGTGCAGACGGTAGGTCGCCTCACGAGCGATGCTGGCCATCTCCTCGGACTGCCTCTTGGAAGCCTGGACCTCCAGCTCGCGCTCCGCGACATCGCCCTTCAGCGACTCGATCTCGGCCTCCTTCTCCATCATCTCCTGCTTGTGGACGATGGGGGTGCCGAAGGACGCGACCATCGAAGCGATGCGCTCGACGATCTGCTTGGCTCCGGCGACCTCGGGGTCGCTCAGAAGCTCGGAACGCACGCGCTCCGTGGCCGACTCGTCGATACGCTCGACGTGACGACGAAGCTCCCCGGAGAACTTCTCACGCATCCGGCGCTCGGTCCGGTCCTCGGCCTCGGTGACGGCGGTCGTCACGGCCTCGTGAAGGTCACGGGACTGCGCCGCGGTGCTCTCGTTCAGAGCCTGGTCTCGTCCTTGACGAGTCAGCTCCTCCACGAGTCCGGGGTAGTCCTTCTTGAGCATGTCGAGGGTCAGCTCCATCTCAGCCTCCTGAATGTGCTGGCGTTCCTCGTGGAAGATGTCGGGATACGCAGTCTTGGTGGCAGGGTCCGCCACGAAATCGAACGTGTGGAGCTTGAAGTCGTCCTGGACCTCTTCCACGCCGCCAGCGATGGTCTTGGTCGAGCCGTAGCCTCGGCTACTGACTCCGACCTTTCCTCCGGCCTGGAGGATGGTCTTGAGGATCCGTCCGTTGGGCGTGTCCAGAATCTCGGACTCGCCGACGACCTGAGTGCCCTTGATGGTGAGCTTGGTGAGCAGGTGGCTCACGCGGGCCAGCTTCGTCCGCCCGTCGGCCGGGTGATCCAGCTCGCCGTAGACGCGACGGTCTTCCATCGCCTCGGACATGGAGCCGATCTCTCGGTTCCACAGGCGCTCCCGGTAGAGGCGCTTGTTCGACGTGGCGATGTTGGTGAGCGCGTACTCACCCCGGGCGATGACCTTGCCGGTCTTCGCGCCGTTGGCGTCGGTCGACTCTTCCAGGTGGAAGCCGACGGGGATCGTGTCGATGAGAAGTTGGGTCATGGTCTTACCAGATGCGTGACTTGGAGGTCGTG